ATCCAAGATATGATTATATAATTGTGGATTACTGCCATCATTAACATAAATATAATCGATTTTTATAGTATCCTCTTCTTGTACATCATCTTGTAAAGTAAAATCCATGACTGCGATTAAATTCTTACCACAGTTATGGAAACCCGTATACCAATAATCAAACCATGTATTCGTTTTCCATATTTGAATACGGTTCTTATTCTTGGTTTTATTTTGATTTTTCTCTATAACATGTTGAACCGCAATTCGTGTGGTGATAAAAGGTGTACAATTATATAATGCTGGGATTTCATTATTATATAATAAATCATATACTTCCTTCAAATTTGCCAATAAAAAAACATTGCGATAAGTTGACATAATAAATAAAAAGATTCGATTTATTTATAGGATTTAAAAATACTATAAATAAGTATATATTATTTTTCAAAACAATGAATCGACCAATCCATCTACGTACACTACAAAGATAAACACTATAAAGGCGTAAAATAGATATTCCGAAATTGTTGAATATATTCATCGGAAATACGATGATTACCCATAAAATAATGCAACAAATCCGACTTCGATAATTCAGAGGAAGATTCCATTCCACCCCGTCGACGCGTCAAACAAGAAATAATGAAAAACAAGGAATACATTCCACATTCAGTATTAGAATGCTGATGTTCCGTTTTGCCATCACTTTTATATTCTTCTAGTATTCTCCCCTTTCGAACACGTTTCGGCATTTTCATCCATTGGTCGCGAATACGTTGTACTAATTTCGCGACTTCCTCGGGCATATTATCGGCAGTACTATTAAAATAAAACAAGAATGGTTTCGGGTCTCCAAGATCTAAAAACATCGATACCCAATGTGTACCAGGACCATCGGAAGTATCTAAATTATAAATAATCCCAATTTTCCGTTTACCAGAACGATATAATGTAGATAATTGCAAATGACATAATTCTTCCAAAACACATTTACCATGTTTGACTTTATCGAAATCAATCGGAGTAGGTCCAAGAAAAGCAAATTCAGGATATTCTTTTTCATATTGTTGAATAACGGCATCAATATCATAATTCGATAACCAGGCATTTGGTTTATGTCGCCATTCCGCAGGTTGAATAGGTGTAAATAATTCTTGTTGCATTTTCAAACGTAAAGGTTCATTGGGTATTTGTTTCAATAAACAAATTTCCTGTTCACAATGCGGATTTTTTTCTAGTAATTTATCGCGGATTTCATTTGGGTCATTGGTATGTATTTTTTTGGCGGGGTTTTGTGAATGATGTTTATTATATGCATTTTTGATGACGGTAATCGTATCCGGTGTAAAACAAGAATTGGCAATATTTTTTCTGGGGGTTCCAATACGTTTGGGATGACAATTCAATGGTTTTATTTTCCGGGTTTTATTTTTATTTTTTTTGTTTCCTGCAATAAAATTACCGCCTATTTTTTTACGAAAATAACGTTTGGTTTTTTTCGAATGTTTCATAACCATATCCCCTTATTCTTTTCAAAAGATATATAGTATCCTTTGAAAAGAATCTTTTCCATAAAATCTCTCTATCATAATCTCTCATAATCTCTCATAATCTCTCATAAAATGCAATAAATAATATTATCTAGCATGTTATTCAAGTACAATTTTTCAATGCCAAAAGAGCATTCGCGAGAGAAACGAATCCATTGGTTCCAAAAACAGATTCATAGGTCGCTAAATTGGCGTCATCTAAATCATATCGAAAAGGGACAATTTGAATAGCGTATTTGGTAATAAAGGGACAAATAGTTGGATTTTTCGCATCGATTGGATTCGGGACCGCAATAGACCATGTAGGTTCGATAGAGGGATTGATTCCAACGGTACATGTCTTATTATCTTTGGAGAGGTTAACTGTAGTTGGATTCATACAAGATGCACTTGGATTTATACAAGAAATCATCGATTGTGGAAGATAATTGAAATCAGGTGTTCCACTTTCTAAATTAATAAATTTTGTTAGGCTTTGACAATTTGGAATATTTCGATATTGTGAACAGTCGGCATATTTCATGTAATCTGGTACGGAATTCGTTTTATCTACGACAATAATAATTTTATTCTGAAGATTGGCGAGAGAAGTATGATTAATATCTAATTTACCAGAAAATAATACATTTGGAAATGCAAACTGAATGGCAGTTGCAATTTGCGAATAAATAGCGGGAACCGTGGTTTTAATTCGTAAATGAATAAACAATGGATCTGTAATTTGGGGAGGTTTGTTTTGAACAATGGAATTCAAGACATTTACAAATTGAATATTTGGATCTGAAAACGTATTGGAAATTTGGACAGTTAAATTACTTGGATTTAATTCAGAACAATAACCAACCCCAGCAAAAGGAGTATTGGTTTTTGGATCTAAAATATTATAAATTTCGAAATCTAAGAATCGAACACCACTTTTCAAAACCTTTGCCAATAATTCCAAATCAATCATCTTAGAAGTTTGATTGTATGCAGAATGAAAAGAAGCCCGAACACAATATTGATTCATCATTAATTGATTATTCTGTGTATTTTGGGGCATTTTGCTAGTGAAACCTTCGAAATCGTTTTTCTTATCGACTACTTCCGCTTGTTTCAATAACTGAATACGATAAGAATGTAATCGAAACAACAAATAAAAGGTTAACAAGACAATCGCCAGAATAATAAATTTACGATATAATTCCATAGTATTTCCAAAGAAAAAATAAAAACGGAAAAATATATAATAACGATATACATTAATTTTCTAACGATAAACAAATGGCAGGTGGATTATTAAATATTATAGCTCAAGGAAATGCGAATATTTTTCTTACTGGAAATCCTTCTAAAACCTTTTTCCGAGCAGTTTATTCCAAATACACGAATTTCGGACTACAAAAATTCCGTTTAGATTTTAATGGAATTCGTGATTTACGATTAACCGAACCATCTACCTATACGTTCAAAGTACCCCGATATGCGGAATTGTTGATGGATAGTTATCTAGGTATAACTTTACCAGATATATGGAGTCCCATTTACCCACCTACCAAAGATACCAATCGTTTATGGACATCCTATGATTTCAAATGGATTCGTAATATTGGAACGAATATGATAAAGGAAATATCGATAACATGTGGTTCTTTTGTTCTAGCCAAATATTCCGGTAATTATTTAGCTGCAATGGTAGAACGCGATTTCACTGCCGAAAAGAAAGAATTATTTAATTACATGTCGGGGAATATAGCAGAATTGAATGACCCGGCGAATTCCTATGGTCGTACCAATACATATCCATCTGCATATTACAATTCTTTACCGAATAATACAACCGGTGCCAATGGAACAGAACCATCTATCCGAGGAAGACAATTATATATTCCCTTAAATACATGGTTCGGTCTAAATAGTAAATGCGCTTTTCCGTTGATTTCGCTACAATATAATGAGATTGAAATATCGATTACATTAAGACCTATCCAAGAATTATTTCAAATCAGAGATGTTTTCGATTATTCAAATTACTTTCCATATATTCAGCCCGATTTCAACCAGCAACAATTTCAAATGTATCGTTTCTTGCAATCCCCACCGGCTTCCAATACGGCTATAGAAGCAAATACTTATACTAATTTTATCAATAATTGGAATGCAGATATACATTTAATGACGACCTACGCATTTTTATCCAAAGAAGAAGCCAAGTTATTTGCAAAAGAAGACCAGATTTATTTAATAAAAGAAGTATTTGAATATACATTCGATAATTTCGCAGGTTCGAAAACGGTTTCTCTCAATTCCAATGGAATGATTGCAAGTTGGATGTGGTATTTTCAACGAAACGATGTGAATTTACGAAATGAATGGAGTAATTATACCAATTGGCCATATCGTAATTTGCCGTCCAATATACAACCCGCGCCTCATACATCTGGAGATAATACTTTATTCGTACCAAATAGTGGTCCATATTTACAACCAAATGGAAATAATACTGGTATTAGTATTACAGGGGATTATAGTTTTTATAACCATAAAGAAATCATGACGAATATGGCGATATTATTCGATGGTAAATATCGAGAAAATACATTAATTAGTTCGGTATATAATTACATTGAAAAATACACTCGTACGAATGGTTTTGCAGTCGATGGATTATACTGTTATAATTTCTGTCTAGATACTAACCCAACCGTATATCAACCATCTGGTGCTATAAATTTAGGGAAATTCAAGAATGTGGATTTAGAATTTATGACGTATGTTCCGTTAATAGATGGAGTAAGTTCCAATTATCAAATTATTTGTGATACGAATGGAAATACCATTGCAGTAAGTAAATCGAATTGGAGATTATATGAATATAATTACAACTTGACATTATTTGAAGAACGATATAATATATTATCTTTTATTGGTGGAAATTGTGGGATGTTATATGCACGATAAATTACAAA